CAATATACTCAGGAGTTAGTCTTCCTTTAATAACTACTGTACTATGGTACTGTGCTGACCATGCAATCTCTCCGAGCTTAAAGTCTTCGGATACACACTCATCTGGAAAATAGTGAGTGTTTAATCTTTCTTCTTTGTTGCTCGGTCTTGACGGGACGCCAACTCTTTCGAGAATAGATCGTACAAAGGATGGACTTCTGAAGAGCCGCTTTGAGATATCTGAAATAGTATCTCCTCCGAGGAAGCTCGAGCACGCCTCAGCGATTTCGCCATCACTCGCCGGACGACCTCGCAGACCTGCCTTACGCTTTTTGGTATACTCTTTTCTTTCGTCATACTCTTCAATAATCTTTTGTAGGCGTGTTGTATTGTACGAGATATTTAGAATATCGCACGCCTCTTTTTTAGTTATAGGTTTATCACTAGCGGAGCCAGGGTTGAGGAGTGCCTTCACTTTCTCTATGTTCTTCGCTGTGAGGTTCTCGTGATCCTTCTTCTTTACATTCTTCCGCATATTCTAACTCCAATAATAATTCGCAATAGTGTATAATCTTTTTTATATCTTCTACACCGTTCTTGTTTCGATGTCGAGTTGCATACTTAATAATGTTACCTTCGATATATCCTAGCTTGTTAGCATGAATATACTCAAGGGGTTGTATAGGCAAATCGTAGTGAGAGCCTCCCTCTTGCTTGTCTAGCGCATTGGCCGGTCTCATTCTTGGCATTTCTCCGCTAGGGGCTTCGTTAATATACTTTTTATCATTCATGTATAAACTCCTTCATCATCGGAAAGAACGGCTCAATAATGTGCCCACACTGGCGGGCAATTTCCAAGTGTTCTTTTTGAGTTCCTGGGGTTGTACGCACATCAACGTAATGTATCCATGAGCGTAATGTACCTGCCATATAAAGTCTACTCTTTGTAAGCCCTTCGGGAAGTACTGCTCGAGCTTGCTCTTTTGCAATACCTACTCCAATTGCCCACTTATATACTCCATCTGCAACATCCATAACACGCTTCTGTTGCTGAATCCAATGCCTATTTATAAGTTCGTCATCAGTTTCTATACTGTTCTGGCGATTCTTTTCATCTTGCATACGAGTTTCTCGTAATTCATACGGAAAGCCCATCGCCGCAGGGTCGGCGTAACGCTGACTAAACTCTTGAAAAGCAAAGCTACGGTGACGCACTATCTGATGTGCTATGTCACGAGTAGTATCAATCTCTAGCGTAAGAGATACCATTTCAAATGGGCTCCAGTGCTTATGTTTGATTAGATACTTTACTAACTTCTCTGAAGTCTTACTATTGTTTTGGTTACTAGGATTAGACACCCTAGCCATCATAGCGATTTCTTCAATCAGATTATCGTGTGATGATGATATAAGTCGTACTGTCATGTTATTGTCCTGAAATCCGTTTTTCATAGTCGGCTAGATCTTCGTTCCACCAAGGCGGCTTCTCTCTGCCTTTCCAACTACTAATGGATGCTTTGTCTAGCATATAAAAATTTCTGTAAGACCACACAGGGTGGTCAGGGTCTACTAAACCTCTAGGCATATTGGCTGTCATTGCTAACTTGAAAGGGGTTTCCCCTACATCTTTCATGTGTATCAACGCAGGCAGCTTTCTAATTACCTCAAAAGATTTATGTGAACCTCCAGTTCTGTATGCTTGTTCTATAGACAAAGCATGAGCGTAGCAAAACGCCCACTCATAATTGGCTACAGACTCTCGCATCCATATTGTGGAGGGGTGGTTATGATGACACGCTAAATACGGAAAAATTCTATTTCCCATAGTTAACGGACGCTGTTCTTTCATAAACACTTTAAGTTTTAAGTGCTCTTCGGGAGTCAACTTTCTAGGTACATAACCTAGCAGATAATCAATCCAGTGATTAGTACACATCATCTGAGCACATTCTAGCTGCATCTTACCAACATGTTTGTCGATATGATACTCAGCACACTTGTCGAGATCATCGTCAAGTTTAAATAAATTCAATGGTAGTCTCCTAAATTTGAATAAGTATTATACTAAAATTTAGGAAGAGTGTCAAGAAATATTTTATTTGCGCTTATCCTTGAGGTCACGTATTGCTGTCTTAATCGCATCTTCGGCAAGAACCGAACAATGAATTTTAACAGGAGGGAGAGCTAGCTCAGACGCTAGGTCAGTGTTCTTAATCTTATAGGCTTCATCCATGTGCTGCCCTTTTACCCACTCTGTTAGAAGTGAACTAGAGGCTATGGCGGATCCACACCCGTAGGTCTTGAACTTTGCATCTGTGATGATATCATTGTCATCTACAAGAATCTGTAGACGCATTACATCTCCACATGCTGGAGCACCTACCATACCCGTACCGACGTTCGGAGCACCCGCATCGAGTTTACCCACATTGCGTGGGTTCTCGTAGTGATCCATTACTTTATCACTGTATGCCATTATCTTCTCCTAAAAGTAGACGCTTTCACCGCATCCACATGAATTTTTTACATTAGGGTTAATAAACTCAAAACCCTCATTTACCCCCTTACGGGTGTATTGCATCTCCAGCCCTTCGAGAAATGGTTTGCTTTTTTCATCTATTACTAAAATAAACTGTTCACAATCTATTACAGTATCATACTCTTCTACCTCGTATGCGTACTCTAATAGGTAAGCAAATCCACTACATCCTGCCCCTTTCACGCCAACTCGAATACCTAGAACACTAGATTTCTTATTCAACATACGAATTATATGCTCATGGGCTGACATGCTCAGTGTAATAATTTTATCACTGAGTCTCACTTTCAGGTTCCTTTGCTTTAGTTGTTACTTCTCTGTAGTATATAACTACATCTCCTAACTGACTGATGTATCTTTTAATCTCTTGAGTATTGTAACTCATAAGCTCATAGTCTGCAACAGACATAGCAACAAACACAAGGTCTCCCCCGTGTTTCTTTTTTATATCATCTACAAAGCGGTCAAAGTACGTATACCCTTCTGGATACAAATCCTCTCGACCTAACTTACAATCTCTTTCTTTTGTTTCTGGGTCTTTCTTGCACTCTTCTACAATCTTAGCGTCAGATACTACATACCACTTAGGTTCTTTAAGGTTCAAAGAACGAGGCATAGTAGGGTGTACAACATCTATAGCTACAGGTTTCGTTATAATCTGTACTTCACGAGGAGGTAAAGGTTTAGGAAACAGTAGGCTACAGCTACTAGTTAATATCAGGATTGCTGATAGACTTACTAACGTCTTCAATTGCATCAAACACCTCCTTTGTAGCTCTATTGGCTCTAAGTTGTATACTGCCGGGTCTAGCACTTGCTATCTTGGCGAGGTTATGTCTGCGAAAGATGTCGAGATATTCTGACATTTGTTCTTCTGCTCGTTGGTTTCTGAGCTGTAAGCCTCCGAGAGCTTTAGTTGTAGTCTCAAGATTTTCTTGAATTGCAGCGATTGCTGCTTTTTGTTCTTGGTCTCGCAAGTCTTGTGCGAGTATTACTGCTGTTTGTTCTTCTATCTTATTTTTCATAGGTACTATAGCAGTCTGGTAGTAGAAGTATCCTCCTATTCCCATTGCTGCTATAATTCCTAGTAAAAGTTTAGACATTTTCCATTCTTACCATAAGCCTTTCAGCTCTGTTGCCTACTTGCTTATGCCACTTAGAGTCTCTACCTTCAACACCCGCCTTGCCCCATTCTCCGGCATCGACAGCTTTCTTGAAGTTTTTAAAGCCACTAAGTCGAGGACGTCCAAGATTAAACATCATATTGACGAGTATTTCTTGAACCTCCCCTGGGTAGTCATCCCACAAGTCATAAAGAACCTTACATTCTGCAATAGAAATATCCAAATCTCTTTGGAATGCCTCTGTAACTCTATCTTCGCTTACGGCAGTGCCGATTTTGCATCCGTGCTCTGGATCTGTGTCCAACACTAGATGTCCTATACCGAAGGTGGCATATCCGAGGTGGTCTAAGTATACTTCATACTTTACACCTTCGTCTATCTCTAATTGTTTTTGTACTTGTTCTCTGTTCATGTAGGTCTCCTAGATTACACTCCTGCGCTGGCGGTTATGCTTATAATAACAATTGGCAAGGCTAAACAACTTATCATTGTAACCACATCGCATAAAATGCAAGCGGCCTCTTCACGGTTTTTCACTAACGTTTCTCCATTTAGCTTGGGCTAGAATAGCCCATACATAAGCTACTCTAGGCGAGCTTATTTTGCCTACACGAAGTTATTAACCAGGTCTTCGTATCCACCTATATGCTTTTCATTAAAGTAAATTTGAGGCACAGTTTTGGCGTAGGGAAAGTGAGAAGTAAAATCCTCAATTTCATAATCTACGCCAAGTTTTAATACTATGTAATCCGCACCTTTCTCTTTACACAACGCCGCCGCCATGTCACACCAGACACACCCGTCTCTGCTGTAAATTGTTACCTTATCCAACGGTAACGCCTCTACGCGTGAGTTCGTTTCTGAACTTCTGCTTGTGCTTAGGTCGAGTACTACCGTTCTCTAAAGCCGCTACTAAATCTTTAGTAGAGGTGCCTTTGAGGTAGTAATGTACTGTCTTCATTTTCTTAGCCTTACGGTCTACCATAAGTTTTGCTGATTCTTTAAATTTTGCTGGCATTTTATTTTTCCTCGTCTAATTCTAGTAAACCGTTGTCTACTAGATGTTCAATTGTTGTTTCTATCCCTTCCTGTTTTCCTAGTGCGTGGCAGGTAAGCCCACAACCCACTAGACAAAATACAAATATGGCTAGTTCTAACATAATTTCTCCGTTTCTTGGATTGGTTTCTCCAGTTCAGAATAGTAATTATACGCAGAAATAAGTAATAAGTCAAGAACTATCTTAATTTCCCTTGTATTTTTTTATTTATTTTATGGGTGAATTATACTGAAAAACACACCAAAAGTCAAGAAAAATTTTTGAGCGACCCTAAAAAAATTTCTTGACAAAGCACCCGCTTTTCAGTATAATACTCCAATGAAAAAGTATAAAAAGAGACCGTGGACTACCGACGAGAGAAGAATACTTGCTACTCATTACTACCATTTGGATGTAGAAGAGATAGCAAGGTTATTACCTGGAAGAACTGTGCAGTCTATTCGTAATCAAGTATCTTACATTCGTAAGAGAGGCTATAGGTTCAAACCAGCATGAAAGTAAAGGTAAAAAACGGTAATGTAGAAAGTGCATTACGAGTATTCAAACGTAAAGTTACAGAAAATGATATATTGTTTGACTACAGAGAGAAGCAATACCATGAAAAGAAAACTACTAAGAAACAGAAGAAGAAGGCTGCTGCTAAAGTAAGAGAAAGAAAGAGACAAGAAAAGCAAGCACAAAACCCTTTTGGATTAAAATAATTATGATAGAAAATATGATAAAAGCCTTGAACAAGGGCAAAGTAGCTATTACTTTTGAGAGCATGGTTTCCGGCAGAGAGATAAAGGATATTTATACTCTGCAGGGGGTTAATCTTCCTCAAAATCCTGAAAACAATAAGTTAGTAGTGCTTCACTGTGAGACTAACACATATGAGGATATAGAGAAGAAAACCATAGTAGAGTGGGTTTCGTTGGAACGGTGATATAGTTCTTGACAACTTGCTGAATAAGGCGTATAATAGTTTTCATGAATTGGAGAAATTATATGATAAAAGTAACAACAGAAGGCAGAAAATTACCTGAGTTCGATACGTTCATAAACGAATGCATCGTTGCTCTCTTTCCAGATGGTGTCAATTATGATATCGATATTCGTTATGCTAAATTTATCGAGGACACTGGTCTCTACGGAGGTCTGTGCACTGGCGATCAAGACTCATCGACTATTGATATTGCGACCCATTGGAAGTACGAGGACGGCGAAATCATCAAGTATGAACCACACGAACTGGCAGGTACTCTTGCCCACGAACTTACTCATGCAAAACAATTTTGTAAGAATCAAATCAACATGGTAGACCATGTATGGAAGCACAATGGTGTTCACACTGACTGTGCTGACATGGAATATATGGATCATCCATGGGAAGTCGAAGCATACGAGTACGAGAAGATACTCGTAGATTTACTTTGGGAGAATGTGTAGTGGAAGTTTTTTGGAATATAATAGATTTTATAACCGCAGTGTTATTTATAGTGCTCTTTGTAGGAATATTTTGGGGCGCTATACTGCGCTATAGAGACAAGCAAGCCGCTTGGGAAGCTAGACGCGATTATGAGGCCATGAAACAAAGCATAGAAAAAGGAAAGAAGAATGACACCGCAAGAAATAGACGACCATAAACGTAGATGGAGAATGGGTTCGTATTTTCAATATAACACTCATAGCGATTTAAGAAATGATTGCATAGAGTGGTGTAAAGAAAATTGCGAGACTCATCAGTGGGACATGAAAATCTTTACTGATATCTATGGTGATACTGTAAGGTTTGAATTAGAGGGTCACTTCGTTGAATTTAACAAGTGGTATAAGCATCTTCGGTACAGTTGGTGTGTGGTTTAAGAGGAGAGGGTAAGTGAAGAAGTTTTGGCTTGCGTGGAAACATGCACTCGGATCATTTGATGAAGAAGATGGCTATGATAAGACTAACGAGGATATAATTTCTATCATTCGTAGTTTTATCGTACTGTCTAACTTGCTATGTGCGTATGTTATTATGTACAATATACTAGGAAACTAATATGATTGAAGGTATTTCACAAGTTGTACGAGTTCCTCACAATCCTCTCCCTGTAGATTACGAAAAAGAGCAGGGGTATGTAAAAACTTCTGTTAGAGTAAAAGAAGAAACACAAGAAGTCGCTACTTATATCTATGATAAGTACGGCAGATTAGTAACCACAACTATAAAAAGTCATGACATAGGAGCAGTATAATGAGTATGGTATTAAAGTGTACTTACATAGACGGAGAATGGTGTACTGAGTACATGGGATCGTGGCGAAAAGAAGTCACTGCCCAAAGATTCTGCGATATTGCAAACGAAAAACTCGACCCTTACAAACAACAATATTACACAATAACAGGAGTACCAATACTGTGACAGAATATGAGGAAGATTTATTAATAGAAATAAACGATCTTTCATCAGAGATTGAGAGGCTCAAGGCTGAAAATGCCGAACTGCGCTCTCTAATAGACGAAAAGAAGAAGGAATTTCAACCTCTTACATGGGAGCAACGAGGAGTACCAGTACTGTGAACAACAAAGCACAGAAAGACGCAGACGAATTTGGTCAGTACTTAGGCTTTAGTGATTTTGGAGCTGTAGTGCGAATGGCAGGAAAGTATTTTGTTTCAACTTGTGATGGAGTTGGCACAAAGGTAATGCTTGCAGAAGATCTGAAAGCCTATGATACTATAGGTATTGATCTTGTTGCAATGTGTGAGAACGATTTACTGTGTATGGGAGCAACCACCGAAACCTTTATGGACTACTATGCTTGCGATAAGCTTGACCTCGAAAAGAGTAAGAAGATTATCGGAGGCATTGAGGACGGATTAGAAGAGATTAGTTGGAAGGCTCGCCTAGTTGGCGGTGAAACCGCCCAGATGCACGGAATGTTTAAAGAGTACAAAGATTTTGACATAGCTGGCTGGGCTATCGGGGAGCGTAAGTTTCCTTTTAACCGTGAGGCAGCTATGAATGGTACTTTTCTAGTGGGATTACCTTCTAGCGGGGTACATTCAAATGGCTTTACTACTTTGCGTGAGAGGTTAAACCCTCTTACTTTTAAAAGTTATTCCTCTGAGTTTATTACTCCTACTCGAATATATACGAAAGATATACTTGCAATCAAAGATATTATCCACGGCTGTGCACATATTACAGGCGGAGGTCTAAACCGCAACATCTCTCGTATTCTTCCTAGTAGGCAGTCTTTTACACTAAGTTGTAAACTGGATCCTTGGTGGGAATTGCTTGCAAAACAATTAAAGATGAGTGAGGCAGAAATGCGATCCATGTTTAATTGTGGTTGGGGTATGGTTGTTACAACCGAATATCCCGAAGATGTCATGGCTCGAGTTAGCGGCTCGGCAATCATCGGAGAAGTAATTTAACAGTTACTTCAAAGGAGAGTAACATGGAAGAAATATTAATAAGATGGGGTGCTATTGTTATTCTCATAAATGTATTTATAGCAAGTTTTGCAGCCGTACATATATGGCTGTACTTTGCTAGAAAACAAAAGGAGAGAAACCTTATGAAAGAAGGACGAATAGAACCAATGAAAGGGGGTCATGAGTATGATGCCCTTACTAAGTGGCGTCGAGTACTTTGCTACCTAGACAGGTCTGGTGTAGCAAAGAAAATTAAACGTAAGTATAACAAACGTGTTCGTCAGGCAGGTAAAAAGGAAGTGAGGACTGAAACTCAGTGAGAAGAAAGCCTTATATGAACTTAAATACAGTACTAATGATTCTACCCCCACAGGGAAGAAAATATGGATTTCCAGTTCCATGCCCTACTAATTGGGCAATGTGGGACTGGGAATATCAACGCGAGTGGTTGGTGGTCAAAGGCTATCCTGAATCACTCATAACTAAAAACTTTTCTATTCGCCTAGTGCATATAGAACAGGACTGAAAGGAATAAAAATGACCATAGTATTTTGGGCGATAATTGTTATTGGCACTATAAGTGCTACGAACAATACGATGAAATTGAATGAGCTTTGCAAAAAGGAAGTTGCAGAAGGCGTTTCAAAAGATGTAAAAGAGTGTAAGCAATACTACTTTGATACACGAATTAAGACGGGCTGGTAGTGGTTGAATCTCCTTGTGTAGGTACATGCTTTTATAACACATCCGGTACTTACTGTATCGGATGTCGTCGTACACCCGCAGAGATTTCGGACTGGTTTATAATGACAAACGAACAGAAAAAAGAAGTACTGGAGAGATTAAATGAGCAAAGGTGACAAGGATAGAACTACTGATAAGAAAGCGTTTGATGAAGGTTATGAGCGAATTTTTGGAAAGAATCAGAAGGTGAAACAGTTACAGGTTACAGACCTGAACTGGGATGGTGACCTGGGTTTGGAAGGAGATACTCGCGACCCCGAAG